AACAAGCTTCCCTTTATTTTGCTCATAAACAAATACAACGCGACTAGTGAAGCCAGACCCCACAGCATCTTCCGGTAATGACGCTTGTAGTTGCCCAGGCGTTGTCGCCCCCATAAGGTTACACCAAACATTTGGAACTTCCTCCTTACCTCTTTGAATAGTATCATATACATAGCGCGGCTCACAGTCATACCATTTACAAAGCATCGCTAATAATTCTCTAGCTCCGTAGCCAAGAAAGACTGTGAGTTCGCTAGAGTATAAAGTCATACTAGAGTGAAAATTTATTCTCCCCATATCATCTTGGTCAGCTACCCCCATCTCCTGCAAACTCTTTACTAATTTTTGCCTAGAGCTTTCATCCGCAGAAACAGCTATTCCAATCTGATCTAATAAGTCTTTCCCTGTCCTCATGGCAGTGCCTTTTCTAGCAGCCGGCGGACCGACAAGGACTATATACATATTAGGAAAGAATGTTTCACTCCCCCAGATAAGCTTACACTTTCTTTGAAGTGCGCTTGCCATTGTAGATATAGCTACCCATCTACGATAGCTTTCTGGAGGCTCTGTATTATCAGTATACTCAACGAATGCCTCGATCCAGTCATTAAGCCTTCTGCTCCCCGACATAGTCCCCGAGCTCCTCTGCCAACTTACTCTCATTATTGTTATCTACATAATGGGCTTTCCATTCGAGCATTGTATTCTTATCATAGCTAAAACCTAACTCAGTATCAGCAGGAATGGAAAAAGCTTGACCCCTCCAAGATATAGGTTTTTCAAGATTTGACTTAACATTTTTAATGATCTCTATTACCCTCTCATACCCCACTGATAAGGGAATCTGATAACGTATAGAGTCATGGATGGTATTAAGGAATTGAACTTCAGGAAATAGATCCTGACGATTGTAGATATATAAGACTCCATCTTGGTTCATCTTCTCTGCCACAGTAGATTGAGGAGAATAGCTATAGGCCACCTTGAATAACTCATGCCCCCATCTGTCAAGGAATACTCTCTTTCTTCCATAACAATTAACAAGAGTTCTTGATTGCCTACTCAGTTCTTCTCTAACAGAGTTATGCCACTGACGCACACCAGGATAGACAGAGTGATATCTATCTACAATAAACTTAGCTTGCTTCTCTGGCATCTGATATATCATAGCGAAAGATTTGTAGCCAAGGTCATAGTTAAGACCATGATTAGCTTTCTTCCCATCAGACCTTTGCTCATCAGTAACATCTTCAACATTAATCTCAGCTATCAAAGCCCCAGTTTGCTTATGAATGTCTATGCCTTTGTCAAAAGCATTTATCATCCGGTTCTCGCCAGATATATAAGCGACTACTCTGTTCTCTGCTTGGCCTAGATCCTGATTGACTAGTATATGATCTGGATCAGCTAGCATCATAGCCTGGGTTTGCGGAGGCTGATTTTGTAGATTCGCACCAGTTCCACGTATGGTCTTTGAACTTGATATGCGCCCTTGCTCAGTTCCAACAGGATTAAAACTACAGCGCATACGCCCATCTTCATCCAGCTTCATATTATAATACGTTCCGAGCATCTTACGTTCATGCCTAAGCTCTAGTATTATATTAGCTTCTTCATGTCCGTTCATGGCAAGACGCTTCAGTGCTTTATCATCTACACTTATAGATCCTTTCCTAGTATAAGGCTTGAGACCTTTATCTACATAGAAGTATTCTTTCAGTTGTTTAGGCGAATTAGGATTTAAGTCTGCTCGACCAGATACTTCTCCCAGTCTACGCATAAGAGATTCTATATGCTCATTGCATCCTTCGCCAGCTTTAACCATCCCTTCAGTGTCCATCCTTATACCTTTGTTACCTGCATATACAAGAGGATGTAGAAGAGACTTCTGTCTTTCATATGTAATCCAGTTACCTATTCGCTCAAGCTCTTTAGTCTGCTTAGGGAATATCTCCATAAGGACCACTGCGTCCATCGCGTTATAGCGGCGAAAGATTTCTTCAGAGCCAAAAGGATTCTTGAACCATTCCTTCCCGTCATCCTTATAATACGGTTCTCCATCGCAGTAAAGAGAGACAAGAAAATCCAGACCTTTAGGAAAGTCAGGAAATAAAATACCTGCGGCTATCATAGTATCATGAAGAGGGTAGACGTGTATACCGTACTTGTAATACATGAAGGTTGCATCGAAAGAAAGATTCTGGCCTATCTTAAATACTTTTTCATTCTCCAGAACCTCAGCTATCTTTAGCATTATAGATGCTTCTTGATCTGGAGTCCAGTAATCTTTTATACCTTCTACAAAAGGAATACATATTCCAACAGATGGGTTTATAGCAAAGGCTATGTGGCTTAACTCCTGCCCTCGTATTTCAATATCGTAAGCTATAGACTCTGCTTGGTTGCAGCTGTCTAAGAAGCTCATGGCGTCAGCATATGAGGGGTTGAGTATGAGATCTCTAGTAAGACGATTTATATCTGGAAAGTCTACTTGATCCTTAGCTCTCCTCAGATCATTCACTATACTGTAACGTGTCAGGTATTCTCTCAGCGCCGCAGCAGGATGAATGCAAGGTATAACTTTGCGATCTTTTAAAAGCGTAGCTGGCACAACACTTCCACGTTGCTTAGTTATAGGAGTTAAAGAAGTCAAAGCATAAGTGGGAATATTGCCCATAGTTATTATCACATTAGCTTTAGTTGTTTCCAGTCTCGCGGCTAATGCTGATTGGGCTTTTACAAATTCATCAGTCTCAGTTACGGTCTTTGCGAACTTAATAAAAGGAGACGTATCGTTGCCTTTAGGTCTGAATTGAAACACATGATCAAAGTATATTTCATCCCTTGATATTCCTGCGTTCCTAAGTAAGTCATCCAGAAGTCTACCGGCTGCTCCAATGAAAGCTCCGCCCCTTTGTTCTTCCTCTGTTCCAGGAGCTTCGCCAATGATAACGTACTTGGCTGTCTCTGGATTTCCAGAAGAGTAAGGTGCTAGACTCATAATAGTCCTTTCTTAAGAGTAGCTACTATAATTACTAGGTTCTCCATTTTGAACTTTAGTAACAAATGAGTTTCTATATTCTTCACTCAAGTCAAATCCAAAACCATTTAGGCCACAGTTAGATGCAGCTAGTAGAGTATTCCCACTCCCTAAAAATGGAACTAGTATTCTGTTAGTAGGAGTAGAGAATGTTCTAAGTAAGTCTTCTACCATCTCTATCGGTCGCTCAGTTGGATGGACTTTATGCTCAGAGTGAATGGGCTTAAAGTTAAATACGTTTGATCTACCAGCTTTATATATAATAGGATTCCCTTTACGCGCATAGATAAAAGGTTCGTAAGAAGATCCTAAACGTGTCTCAGGGTTATGAGTTTGCCCTGGGATATTCTTATTCCATATAGCTGGTATTTTTTCTACTGAGAATCCAGCTTCGTCTAAGAGAGATTTTACTAGAGGATAAAACTGAATAGCGTGCCAACATATAAGCCAACTATAAGGGAACATTACTCTGTGACATTCCGCAAAAAGTTCTTCTAGAAATGCAGGATAGGCACTCTCGTCTACTTCATTATAAGTTTCTAAATCATCTCTCTTTCCATACTTTATATTCTTTAGATCAATAGCATAAGGAGGATCTATTTCCACTAAGTGTACAGCACTATCTGGAACATCCTTTATACCTTTGAAAAAATCTCCAAGAATATAGCCGTTGACTAAAGACTTCTTATGTGATTCTCCTTTGTCTTTATCTATCTCAGCTTGCACATTTTTAGATACAGTTTCTTCATGCTCTTTTCTTTCTATGCGCTTAAGAGTTTTAAGAGCTTCACTTTTATTCTTAGCTGCGTCTAGTACTTTCCCATGTTTCTCTAAGCCTGCGGCTAGCTGCCGGTCACGAGAAACACTCATAGCGCTCTTACCCATTATGTCAGCGGTGTCAGCGGCCGAGTGTCCTTCGCTTGGTCCAGCAGCTTCTCCAAACTGTTCAACCTTGAGTCGATGAATCTCTTCAGTTAACCATACTTCCTCCTTCCAATCTAGATCTGCGCGAGACACATTCTCCATCAGTTCTATCTCACGATAGTCTATATCACTTAGATCCTCGGGGTATACTCTGGCAGGAATAGATTCAAATTCTCCTAGTACTGCAGCTGAGTAACGTCTGCCACCAGCTAGTAATAGAAATGGTTTTTCTTCTTCCGAGACTCTCTTCACTGCTATTGGAGATATGATACCTTGCTTTTTAAAATCATTTACTAGAATATCTAAATCTTTATAGTTCTCTCTAGCTCTCTTACCAAAATCTATCTTATGTAAGTCTATATTAAGAAGCTCTACATCACTCACTGGTCATCTCCATTAGTTTACGAATCTGATCATCAGATATTTTACCAAGAGGATTCTTTTTCTTGCTAACTCTTTTAGGAGTAGCCGGCTTAGAACGCTCTCTACGTCTTGTTCTAACATCCATTATATGAGTAAGTAATTCAGAACTATTCATCTGAACTATTCCAAACTGTTCACTTTTAAGATCAGCCATATGTTATCATCTCCATAACAAATTGTTAGGGAGTTGTATCACTCTCCCTTTTCCATTAAGTCTGCCGCATTTGTTCTTTGTCTTAGAAGTGTTTCCATCGTAGGACCTGGGTCATTTGCTAACTCTTTAACAAATCCCTTTATCAAAGCTTGATAGGCATACTTGCGCAGTCCGTGCGGTATATACTTACACAATACTTTATGGTCCTCCTCTTCAATCTCAAATGTTAGTCTCATAATTAACTCCCGTTTACGAGTAAGTAAAAAGAGAGACGCCTATGTTAGCGCGCCTCTCGATTGATGCCTTGTTAAATATTACTTGCGAACAATGAAGCGCCGGACTCCATTTTGAGGGCTGCCGTCTAGTCCCTCATCTTCAGAGATCAAAGCCCAGCACTCTTTGCCGAGCAGATCTTCTGTGTCCAGGTTGTTTCCGTCCACGCCTACAGAATCCAGAAAGCCAGCGATCCTGTTGAGCATCTTGATGTAACGCTTGGGATCTTCAGCCTTGATTGCAGCGTTCGGAATCGGAAGCCACACTCGGATGTCATCTACGAGAGTATCTTCAGGACAATCAAAGACGAGAGCCAGGTTGTTCCGCGAGGCATCATTCCTGTTCGGAGTAACATCAGCACGGCTGACTCGAAGCATAGCTTCCTGATTATCGGGCAGGATTTTCAATTCTTCGCGCTCATCGAGGTTTAGATCTAAAAGACTCATAGGAGTTTTCTCCGTGTTATAGTTAGTATTAGCATTAGCATTAGAAATGAATATGATAGGATGACTAGTCCCAACGGCTACGCCGAATAAGATTAAACTATAGGAGGTCTATCTTCATCAGACCTGCCTGCCTTTCTAAGCAGGGCTTTAATGTTAGGAGTCTCCGAGCTTTCAAACTTACCGCCGCCCATTCTTGTCTCGGCTTTATAATAACCGTCATTGCGGGTCAGCAGTTCGTAAGCCACGCCCGAAGAGCTCGACTTAACTCTCGTCACGTACTTCTCATCAAATACAAGTGGGACTTTCTCACTGAGCTTTCCATACATTAAAAGACCAGTTTCCATTTTACCAGATACTTCATCCTTCATCAGACCTATATGGCCAGTAGCTACTACATGACAAGGGTATCCCATCATAACTCCCAACCAATCCACGGCTGTCAGTTGTTGCACAAGATAATCTTGAAGCTGGGGCTGAGTACCCTTACGGGTCTTCCCTCCGGAGCCTCGGCGAATAATCTCATACATCATACTGTCACTCCACTTTGTCAGGGAGTCGAGAGCATAAGTCCCGATGCTTTCAAAAAATCCCTCACGCTTGCGGTCTTGCATTTCTTTTTCCCACTCACCAAAAGCGTAAGGATCTTTCCACGAATCTCCTTCCCAGCGATTGTCAACTATGATGTCGCCCTTCTCAATCAGGGGCTGAAGGACTGCTGTCTTGGTACCACCTGGATCAAATGAGTCGATGAAGATTGGCTTAGGACAGGTAGCTAGTATCTGTGTCTTGCCAGTTCCGAAATCACCATAGATTAGGAAGTTCGAGAACTGACTGGCACTGTCTGCATACATCTGTCGAGCCTTCAGCGCTCGCGCTTTTACCTTGAGGAACTTAGGACTCTCAGTCATTTCTTATCTCCTCCTGATAACTCACTCCTATTACGTCTCCATTCAAGAATGCTACTGCACTCTGATATGAGTCTTATAAGATCATCCTCAGATGGATTTCTTATCTTGGCTACTATGCCATCAACTCCTTTAGAGACTTCTACTGACTCAGCTATCATAGTTATAGAGTTTCGCCTAGCCATTAGTCTCTAGTCCTGTTCTTAACATCTATCATGCGAACTTCTTCTGTATGAGTATCAATAGACTCATTGATCCTTCTAAGTCTTTCTTCTATACTATCCAGACTATCTGATATGTCTGATAGTCCGTCTGCCATCTTAGTGATTGCCTCAGTTAAATCATCATTCATAACTCTACTGTCTCCCTTACACCAGGTATCTTGCGAGGATCCCAGTGCTCTACCCGATAGCCTATGGGAGGGCTATCAGCATACTGAATAGGATTATTCCATACACTGCAGTAGTCAAGAAAAGGACAAGGCCCGTATTGAGTGCATGATTCAGTGTTACGAGGGAATGCTTCAAGGACTTCATCTTCTTCTTTGGCAGACGCCAGTCTGTTAAAATCATCTTGGATCATGTCATACCACCGAGTGACTTCAACTAACCAAGCCTGCATCGCAGCAAGGTTCTTTCTTACAGGAACCCTATGGAACTCGTTATCTCGTGCATTGGCATAAGGCTCTCCATTTGCTTTATACCTAGGAGGATTAGCGAAGAATACTCCATTGATCTTAACTCCGTAAACTTCCTCAGGTTCAAACAAACAGAAAAGGACATGGCTGTAAACAGAGACTTGCATCTTCTGTCTCCACTGTGCAGCCCACTTCGTATTGAAGTAACTTCCAGTCTTATGCTCAAGGGAAAAGACGCCAGAGTCATCTCTACATATAGTATCGGTTTTGAAATATATAGGCTTATTCGGAGCTATTGCTACGCTCCCCGCAACCTCAATATGTAAGACTTCAAAGTCGTCAGTATCTTTATATGTTTGGACATACTGAGCGAGAGCCCTAAGAGCGTTACCTGGGTTCTTCGGAGCATTTCCTTCGTCCCAAGTCTCGTCAAATTGTTCTCGATAGTACTCCTCGAATTTCTTATAACCTTCAGCGGCGCTCTCAAGTGAGACACCCTTCTCATAGAATACTTCCATAGCCATATGCCAGGCTGATCCGAACTCCAGATGATTATTAGGAATCTCGGAACGCCAGCCAAGAACATACTCAAAGAAGTATCTACGAGGACAGTTCATGTATGCTTGGAGTTTAGTAGCATCTTGAACTTTCCAAGTATCATGCTCATCTATGTTAACTAAGGTAGCCATAGTAATAATACGGAAGGCCCTATGTGAGCGACCTTCCATATCGTCCTGGGGAGGACTATTACCCGAGCCGTTTCGTGAGCTCTGCCAACAGATCTTCCTGGCTGATCTCCCCGCTCTTGACCTTGGCAGCCAACTGATCGAATGGATCAGCTTTCTTCTTACCACCACCGCGGCGAGCGACTCCAGGAGTGTATGTCTGTCCGGCATCAGTAGCCTGCTCCGAGCTGTTATCAGCATTATCCAAAGTAGTGCGAGCTGCACCTTGAGCGCGAATAATAGCCTGGGCGACAAAGATACTATGGACAACATCAGCGCCGAACATCTCTGACGACTTGTCCAAACTATCTCCAAAGTCACGCTCGAAAGAAATCGAACGATCAGTCTTGGGACTCTTTACTTCAATACTAACTACGCCTGCCGGAAGTTGCGTTTCTTCAGTCACTGGTTTTCTCCCAGTTAAAAGGTTTATATGAAAACTTCATAACAAAATGTTACGGAGATAGAGAATCTCAAGTGTAATATGAAGATGCCTCCCAAGTATATAATCCACATTAGTCACTCCCCGTAACTAATGCTAATGATTGTATACTCATAACATCTTTAGTTATATTCACAAAAGACTCTCTATCCCTTAAAGCGTTAATAACTTTATTGCCCTCCTTTCATTAAGCGCCCTGCGAGATCATACTTTTTGCATTCATGAGATGCCACAAGAACTGGAAATACTGCTTCATTACTAACTCTGAACTGATGCTTAAGTATTATTGTATCTCCAGTCTCTTGGTCTTTTGATACTTCGTACTTGATTTTTTTTGTCATAGTTTCTCACTTTCAAAATTCAATATATATAAATGTAATCATAGGGATGCCACTTGTCAAGTAAAAAATGCACAAGTTGCAAAGATAATTACAAGACTTTATTTACAATAGCTACACAGTCTTTTATTAAATCCCCGAACTCTTCAATCTCCTTTGTGGTAAGTGTATTTCTATAAGAAATCTTAATGTCCCAATTACTACTGTTAGCCTCTTCTCGCGGCAGGTCTCTATCATTATTAAATGTAATGAGATGACCTTGCTCTGTGATAAGACTAAAGCGAACTGTATTATTCAATCTAACTTCAGATTCTTTATCAGCCATACTTCTTCCTTTCTAGTCCCAAGTGTCTAAGAATTGCTGGCGACTGTTTGAGTTCTGATCCTCCCAATTCTTCTTCAGGTCAACTAGTATACGTCTGATGGTTGCAATCTTTGGCAGCTCTTTCTCTGAAAGTATTTCCAGGCTATTTATACTCTCTAATGTCCCAAGCATATAGCCAATCTGACCCTTAGCTCTGTTGCGACTCTGAGCCCAGGCTTGATTGTGAGTTATTACCTTTCTCTTTCTTTTAGCCATCAATGTTATCTTTCATTGGAGTACCTACGAACAGAAGCACTGGGCCAACAAATCTTTGGCCTGTCATTATCAGCGCTTTTTCATTAAGTTCTAAGTCATGTATCAGACCTTCTTCATTGACTATAACTTCTGAAGATCCTTCAGGTTCAAAGTGATCTTTCATTTCATCAGCGATGTAAGAGTTTGAAATGGTTACTCTTTCTATATACCCTCCGACTATATTCTGCATCTCTTCTAATTCTGGAAAAGTTCTCCAATCTTTTTCTTCTACATTTCCGTCTATGTGAAAGATAAAACCCGTTATCATTTCTTCCTCCCTAAGTATTGAATTAACATGACTAAGCTCATTACTATACTATAAATTACAGGAACTAAAAGCATAAGCACATAGATGTTAGATAATATTTCTATCAATCTTTCTCTTCTCTCCAGTTAGGATTCCACTCGATGATAGTCTTAAGTCCCTTGAATTCTTCTTTAACCTGTTCTACTATAACTTCAGTCCTGGCGTCCAGGCTTTTAATCTCATCAAAATAATCTACTAGTCTGGCCAGCCTTCGGCCAAGTACTGTAAGCCTGTTATGCGGATTAACAGTTATTATTTTAAGAGCTCTCTCAGCATCTACCTCTTCTATCATCTCATTATCTACAGCTATAGATATAATAGTACGAAGAGTCTTTATAGCCTCAGGACTAATAGATTCTATATGGTAGAACTGACTAGGCTCAGCTTTTTGACTCATAAGATATCATAGCCTCCGTTAGAAAGCTCATCATCCTGAGCAAAGTCTTGCTGCTCCTGTATATCCGAGGGCTGACCTTCATCATCTTTATCGTAATAATAGGACTCCCTTAGGCCTATGAGCTCATAAGTTTCTGGAGGATCGTTCTTAAAGATTGGAGAAGGTCTATCTCCGCTTGCATCCATCTTAACTATCTGATGCCGCTTTTCATTATGCTTTTCTGAGAAGGCTAAAGCATAAGCATCGCCAGTGTTTAGATGAATAACATTAAAAGCTTCCAGGGCCATATCAATAGTGACGGCTGAAGAGTAGAATGTAAAGCCTCTCTTAAAACCTTCTTCTTCATCTATTAAGCTGGCTTCCATAGAGTGTGGAAAATAATTATTCATCGCACTACTGCGACTGGCCCACGGACCTTTTATTGTGTAAGGAATTACACGATCTTCTTCTGCAGGGGGAAGAACAAAAGTCCTACCGCTAAAACCTGTTTCATCAAACTTATTATGAGAAAAGTATGAAACTTGTCCATCTAACTGGGCAAAGTATATATCAGTCCTAGTTCCCTCTATCACATCATACTTGAACTCATTTATATTAAAGACTTTCTCGACTAATATCTGGAGAACAGGCTCATTGCCCCACTTCTCCATCCAATCTATTTTAGCATCTAATATGCCAAAAGTTGGGTAGTCTTCTGGGGGATCGAGATGGTCATCGTGCCATCCCCTCGAGTTATCAGGATATGCCATCGCTGAAACTCCTCCTTAAAAGTAAGGGTTTAAGTAATAAGCTACGAGTTAAAACTTTGTACTTCTTAATGCCACGATCCTTTCTGATTAAGTGTAAAAAGTTAGATGGATTTAGGTTTTCTTTTCCTGCTTTAAATTTTTGCTTTAAGTGATTATCTCTACATATTCTCAAGTCAACTAGTTCCTCAGGTCTGGTGTCATCCCAGTTACCTTTATAAAAATATGAAGAGTAAATTCTAACATTTTTTATAAGCCTCGAATCCCTCATGCCTTACCTCCCCGTAAGGTTTTAGGATAGTGGGAGCCGTAGGGAAAGCCCCCACTATCCTGAGTGATTTCTGCTAGGGGTCAGTCATCACTCATTAGTTCAAGTCTGGCGATTAAAGATCTTAAGTCTTTCTTATCAAAATTTAGCGATCCAACTTTTTCTGCTTGCCAGTTATAGCCATCATCCTCATCGAAGAGTGGCCCTTTGAAGATGTCTATTGTCTTATCATATGTAACTATGCGGAGAGATATTTCTTCCCCACTGATAAAGAAGATTGATGCCATTAGAAGTCTATGCCTCTTTCGCGCTTGTCTGCGCAGGAGTTGCAGTAAGCATACTGCGGCTGGATGTTGACCATCCTATCGCAACCCGAACATTCTTTCTTGACGTTAGTCTTCTGGACTTGCTTATAGAAGGATC